GACAATTGATAGAGGAGATAAGGTTATCATCTGGCCAGATGAAATAGTTGAAAAAGATATTAATGATATGATACTCTCTGGACATAATATAATGTCTATATTAAAATTAAATACATATTCAAACTTAGAAGCAAAAGTAAAATTTAACAACTGGAAAAAGGTATGAGCAAGGGCACCAAAGTTAAGAAAAGAAATGGTTCGATTGAACCTCTTAATCTTGAAAAGATGCATGTTATGGTAGAACAGGCATGTGATGGATTAGCAGGAGTTTCTGCTAGTCAAGTAGAAATTCAATCGGGTCTTCAATTATATGATGGGATTACAACGCAAGAAATACAAGACATACTTATTCGTAGTGCCTCTGACCTTATAGATCTAGATCATCCTAATTATCAGTTTGTTGCTGCTAGACTTCTTCTTTTTGCTTTAAGAAAACAATTATATGGTAGGATGCATGAAAATCCCTTAGTCAAAGATCATGTTGCAAAATGTGTAGAGAAGGGAGTATATGATTCTGAATTAATGGTATTATATACAGATGAAGAATTTGAGAAACTTCAATCATTTATAGATCATGACCGTGATTTTCTCTTTACATATGCAGGATTACGACAAGTGGTTGATAAGTATCTTGTACAAGATAGAAGCACTGGAAATGTCTATGAAACACCACAGTTCATGTATCTTTTGATATCTGCAACTATATTCTCTAAATATCCAAAAGAAACAAGATTAGACTACGTTAAAAAGTATTATGACGCAATCTCCAAACACAGAATCAACATCCCAACACCAATCATGGCAGGGGTCAGAACACCCATTCGTCAGTTTGCATCTTGTGTTCTGGTTGATATTGATGACACCCTCGATAGTATCTTTAGCAGTGATATGGCTATTGGCAAATATGTCGCACAGAGGGCTGGTATCGGTATCAACGCAGGTAGGATCAGGGGTATCAACAGTAAAATCAGGGGTGGAGAAGTTCAACACACAGGTGTTGTACCGTTCCTCAAAAAGTTTGAAGCAACTGTCAGATGTTGCACTCAAAATGGCATTAGAGGTGGATCAGCGACTGTCCACTTCCCCATCTGGCACCAAGAAATCAGAGACATAATCGTTTTAAAGAATAATAAAGGGACAGAAGATAATCGAGTTCGCAAACTCGACTACAGCATACAACTTAGTGCATTATTTTATCAAAGATTTATTGACAATGAACAAATCACGCTCTTTTCTCCTCATGACGTTCCTAACCTTTTTGACAGTTTTGGGTCTCCAGAGTTTGATGAACTATATCGAACTTACGAGGCTAATGAATCTATCCCTAAGACTACTATAGGAGCACAAGAATTAATACTTGAGTTGCTAAAGGAAAGAGCAGAGACTGGTCGTATCTATATCATGAATATTGATCATTGCAATTCTCATTCTTCATTTAAAGATAAAGTTACAATGAGTAATCTTTGTCAGGAGATAACTTTACCAACATATCCACTACAACATATCGATGATCATCTCGGTGAGATTGCACTTTGTATTCTATCAGCGATTAACGTAGGTAAGGTTCAATCTGATAAAGAATTAGAGGACTTATGTGACCTTTCAGTCCGTGCATTGGATGAGTTGATTGACTATCAAGAGTACCCTGTAAAGGCAGCAGAAACCGCTACAAGAGCGAGAAGATCACTTGGTATAGGATTCATAGGTCTTGCACATTATTTGGCAAAATTAGGTTACAAATATGATTCACAAGAGGCATGGGATGCTGTTCATCAACTATCAGAATCTTTCCAATTTTATCTACTCAAGGCATCGAATAATCTAGCAAAAGAGAAGGGTTATTGCGAAAACTTTGGTCGTACAAAGTATGCTGATGGAATTCTTCCGATTGATACATATAAGAAGGACGTGGACGAAATCAGCAATCCTGACTATCAACATGATTGGGAATCTCTTAGAGCATCTATCTTGGAACATGGCCTTAGGCACTCAACATTGTCCGCACAGATGCCATCGGAGAGCAGTTCCGTTGTGTCAAACGCAACAAATGGAATCGAACCTCCTAGAGACTACCTGTCCGTTAAAAAATCAAAGAAAGGGCCTCTTAAGCAGGTGGTTCCATCTTATGGAAGCCTGAAAAACAACTACACCCTTCTTTGGGATATGCCTGATAACACTGGATATATTAACGTAGTCGCTGTAATGCAGAAATTTTTCGATCAAGCAATCTCTGGGAACTGGTCATACAACCCAGAGCACTTTGACGACTCTGAAGTTCCTGTATCAGTGATGGCACAAGACCTTCTTACCACATATAAGTATGGTTGGAAGACATCATATTATCAAAATACTAACGATATGAAGAGTGATGAGATAGAAGAGGAGACCCCGAATCTTGAATGTTTAATGAAAGAAATAAATTCATCTGAGGAGGAAGAGTGTGAGTCTTGCACAATCTAAAGTAGACGGAATGACAGTATTTAACACAAATGAAGTGAACATAAAGAAGCAACCAATGTTTTTTGGTCAGCCTCTTGGTGTTCAAAGGTATGATTTTTTCAAATATCCTGTATTTGATAGACTAACTACACAACAATTAGGATATTTTTGGAGACCAGAAGAGGTATCTCTTCAAAAAGATCGTGGTGATTATCAATCACTAAGACCAGAACAGAAGCATATCTATACTTCTAACTTGAAGTATCAGATCATGTTAGACTCAGTTCAAGGTAGAGCACCCGGAATGGCATTCATTCCATATTGTTCACTACCTGAGTTAGAGTCATGTATGGAAGTATGGGGATTCATGGAGATGATCCATAGTCGTTCATACACATACGTTATAAAGAACGTTTATCCTGACGCATCGGAAGTATTTGATAAAATTATCAGTGATCCAAGAATATTAGAACGTGCAGCAAGTGTCACAGAGTCTTATGATGACTTTATTAACTATGCTCAAGAATGGGGCACAGGTAATATGTGGAAGGAGGGTCATCGTGAAAGCACCACAGCAGAGTGGGAGAGAAAAGAATTAAAGAGAAAACTTTATCGTGCGGTAGCTAATGTCAACATCTTGGAGGGTATTCGTTTTTATGTATCTTTTGCTTGCTCTTTTGCTTTCGGCGAACTCAAACTCATGGAAGGATCCGCAAAGATCATATCCCTCATTGCGAGAGATGAAAACCAACACCTCGTCCTCACCCAAAACATTCTAAGGAACTGGAGAAAGGGTGATGATCCAGAAATGCAAGAGATCATGAAGGAGGAAGAAGAGTGGACTTACAAAATGTTTGATCGTGCGGTGAATGAGGAGAAGAGATGGGCTGACTATCTTTTCAAAGATGGATCTATGATTGGTTTGAATGATAAATTACTTCAACAATACGTTGAGTGGATTGCAAACAGAAGACTTAGATCAATTAATCTAAAACCACTTTATGATATTTCTGCAAGAAACAATCCTTTACCATGGACAGACCATTGGATCAGTTCTAAGGGTCTACAAGTGGCACCACAGGAGACAGAAGTTGAGTCTTATGTTGTTGGTGGAATAAAACAGGATGTAAAGAAAGATACATTTAGTGGGTTCAAACTCTAATATATAACCTACAATTCGTATTATTTTATGAACGGTAGATTGTCAAAGCCTTACATGAAGGCACGTCTTCTGAAGATAAAAGAAGGTATTCATTCAAAAACATGGTATCCTGAGTGGAATGATAAAGAAAGATGGGCAGCTCAACAGGCACTAAATAATGCGTTAGACATACTTGAGGAGTATGAATATTGATTATGAAAATCCCTGGCTATACGAAGGTACAACTTTTACTTCTGACGATATTGGCGATTTCTTCGGTTACGTCTACCTCATTACAAATAATGAAAACGGTAGACAATACATCGGACGTAAATATTTTTGGCAGTTCAGAACTCCTAAAGGTAAAAAGAGAAAAGTAAAATCAGAATCTGATTGGAAAAAGTACTATGGGTCTTGTCCGGAACTTAAGGAAGAAATTAGACAATTTGGCAAACAAAATTTTAGTCGAATTATCCTATCGTTACATCATACAAAGGGCAAGACAAACTACGAAGAGACCAGACAACTCTTTAAAAACAAAGTCCTCACAGAGCAGCTTGACGACGGAACCCCAAAATACTACAATAGTAACATCTTATCAAGATACTTTAGAAAAGATTACTATGGAACAGACACCTGAAGCTGCACTTTATGATGCAAGAAAGTGGTCTATGAGACGGATAAAAAGGGCAAGACCTGTCGCTGATAAAAATGCGATATACAAAGAATTTGAGGAATGGATTGAAGTTGAACCTAGTGATCAAGATCTTGAAGTTTTGTTTTTAGAAGACCTTTCAGAATACTATAAAGACGAAGGGGTT